TCTGGACTATCTGATCACTGGTCAAACGATGCCAATGTTCGTGGTTGCGAGATGAAGTCAGAGTACTTGTTTAATGACTCATCACGATCAATAGATCTTACAGTTACTTCAAGTGGAACAACATTCACTACTTCTGATATCAGCCTTGTCAAGGTTGGCCAGATCATAACTATCTATGATTCTGCTGCAGAAGATTGGCTATCAACCACCAAGGACAAGGTCGTAAGAGTTGAGACGGTAAACAGAGTAAAGAATGGGTTGACCAATCTATATAGTTTTACAGTTAGCTTTGCACCAACCACGCCACTAGTCTCAAAGCTAGTTAGACTAACTGAAGATCCTCTAGTTCAGGTTGGCCTGGCTGGAACAGTTATGACAAAGAACTCATCGATTACTAGCAAGTCTATTGCACAAAAGGCAACAAGAAATGGAGTAATTAGAAACTTCCTAAGTGCTCAGTATTCAAATGAGGCTGTTGTTGCTGGAATGAAAACATCTATTCCAGGAACCATTCAGTCATCTGCTCTAGTATTCAATGGCCCATCTTTAGCTACAGACTATATCCCTATCAACTTTATTTCATACGTCTATAAGCCATTATCAAGCAGCTTTAAGCACTTTGGTACAAGGGCTAGAATTATTGGCAAGGTTGAAAGTACAGAGACCAAGTCTCAGAGTCCAGTTGGATCATCTTTATACTACACTGCAACAGATACTACAAACTCTAACAGCAGCATCACTGTATCTGGTGCTTCTGGTGGCCTAGGGGTGTTGCTAAATCCAGAGAATAATAACGGCTATTACTTTGAGATCGTTGCTCTAACTGATAACAACGTAGAGTCTTATGGGGCTAATGCAGACATTCACAACGTAGTATTCTACAAGATTATGAAAGACTCTGCATCGTCACAGGCTATCCCAGTAAAGCTTTGGGGTGGACTATCTCAAATCATTGTTGATGACGGAAGATTTACTGGTCAAGCAAGGGTAACTGGAGAAGAAGCCCCAACCGTATATGACTTAGCAGTAGAGTACGAAGACATTGGAAACTTTAGACGCTTCTACCTGTACATTAACAACAAGATAGTTGCAAGCGTTGATGACGAGTCACCATTAGATATCTATAACAACATGGCAGTATTTGTTAGAGGTGCTTCTAGACTGATGTTTGAAAACGTCTACGCCCTATCTGCAAACTATTCACAAAATTCAGTGTCTGTGCTTAATACTCCAGCAAGCTCAGTATACGACGATGAGGAGATCTCAGCTAACGAGTCGTTCAGGAAGTATGCAATGAGCGGAATCATTAAGTCTACATATCTTTCTGGCATTAGCTCAAATGAGCCACCAAAGTATAATCTGTACTTTGAGGAGTTTGGAACTATTATGCGTGAGGCATCATACTTCAACATTAAGTATGACAAAGCCTATCCAGCCCTATACGCAAAGCTTTCCCCAACATACAATAGAATCAAGGGGTATACTGTATCTGGCTTTGTGGCTAATGCTTACGGAGCTGAATTCCTAATCTTTAACTCAACGGACACAATTCTAAATCTTGACTCTACTAGTGGAAACTATCTACGAATCCAGGGAGTAACATTCACTGCTGAGTCTAACAATGAAATAACAGTTGACGACTACTTCTCAAAGCTAAGCGACTTCTCAAATCCAGTATACGTATCAGAGTCAAGAGTTATCTCTCCAGACGTTGCGGCACTGCAATACTACGACATCAAGTCAAGTAGGACCACCTATGGTAGAAACCAGTTCACGCTAGATACTGCATACGTTCAAAACTACGACGATGCTAATGATCTTTTGGGCTGGATGGTTAATAAGATTATGAAGCCTAGAAAGTCTATTGGACTTAAGATATTCTCTAATCCTATGATTCAGCTTGGAGACATTGTTAGCCTATACATGAAGGATAACGACGGAGTAGATGTTCTTGCTCCAGAAGGATCAAGATTTGTAGTGTACAATATAGATTATTCAAAGGGCAGTTCAGGCCCAGAAATGACACTATACTTAAGTCAGGTGGTTTAAAGTGGTCAAGGCATTACCAAATATTCCAGTACCAATTTCGTCAGTTACCAAGTATTCCAAGGCAGCTGGCAAGGACATCATCCTTCTAGATGAAGCGTCAATTCCAATTGACAACATGGCAAATCTTCTTTTTGAGGATATTGGCGGCCAGGAGATTATTGGCATCTCTAGGCATGATACGGTTAATGGTCAGAACCTAGAGTACACACCCATTAAAAATCTTTCTGGTATTTTGTCTCAGTATAATCCACAGAACATTATTCCAATACCAGATACATCAGAGGCATACTTTAGAAACTTTCCAATCAGACTAAGTGCATATCTTGTTGAGCAGCCAGATGGGACTGGGCCAAACGGAGAGTCAATTTATATAGACCAGGAAACTGGGGACTTGGTTATAAACTTTATAAACCTTCCAGACGAAGAAGAGGTACAGGTTCAGATCCTTAATTCTGGAACTATCATTACTGATATAATAGAGACATCATGATTACTAATACTGGAAAAGAAATTATAGCTAAATACCTAATTGGTCAAGCTCCTGCCTATGCTTCATACCTAGCCTTTGGCTGTGGCAAGAAGCCTTTGTCCAGTTCAGACTCTCATGACTATCCAACATACGCTGCAACAGAATCACTAGACTTTGAAATGTTTAGATCTCAAATAACTTCACGTGGATATGTTACAGAAAATAATCAATCGTATGTAGTTCTAACAGCAGAGCTACCAACCGAAGAGCGTTACGAAATCACAGAGATCGGTGTTTACTCTGCAGGCTCAAACCCAGCAGCTAACGCAAACAATAGCCGCATCCTATACGCCTTTACTGAAAATGAGAACTGGGAGTATCACACAGAGACCGCAGCTGTAAAGTTAAATAAATACATTGATGCTCTCCACATTGATCAAGACTATACAATTACAACAGCAGACACGGTGTTTCAGACTAACGCCAACAACCTTACCTTTTCATCTGCACAAAGAAACCTGAGATACGAAAGACCAAGGTTCTTAAATAATACTGTTCTAATGGCTGGAAACATGTCTGACCTAGTCAACAGTTCATCGATTACTGGTATTTCTTCAGATGGCACCAGCGTGGTGGTGACCACTGCAATTCCTCACAAGCTTAGAGTTGGTGAGCTGATTACTATTACTGGCGTAACTCCAGCACAGTACAATATGTCTAATAAAGCAATTACTGCTGTCACAGAAAACACTATCACTATCTCTAGTACTGCTAGTGGAGCATACACTTCTGGCGGTTCTGTTGCGTTTCCAAGGCTAGTAGTTAAGTCTGGAAATCACATTCACCTGTCTAGCAATGGTCTTAATCTTTCAAAAAATGCACCTGCCGATGAAATTCGTCTAGCCTTTTCTATAGTTAGCAAGGTTGGAACTAGCACGGTAAACCCATCATTAGTAAGGATTGTTGTAGAGTTTTCTACCACAGATGCATCTGATAACGGAGAGCACGCCAGATTGGAAGTAGACGCTGTAGACAACCTTGGCCAGTATGACTTTGAGACTAATAGATACTACGTTGCAAGTAAGCAGCTACAGGATCTAACCATGACAAGTTCGTTTAACTGGGCCAATGTGTCTATCGTTAAAGTGTATGCCTCTATTCTAGATGGAACAGGCACGCCAACAGATGACTACTATGTTTCTTTAGATGCCATTAGGTTAGAAAATTTAAACACAGCAAATCCGCTATATGGACTAACTGGCTACACAACTGTAAAAAATGCTTCAGGTGCAACAATCCTAAAGGATATAAATACTTCAAATATTGCAGAGTTTAGATTTGCTTTGGATGTATCATAATGGCAGTCAAGAAAGTAGTCATAAAAAAGGCTGACTTGCCGCCAATTAGTGCAGACGATAATTCGTATCGTGTACGATTTCGTGTAATCCAGGGGCAAAGATATTCCCACTGGTCACCAATTAATATTGTTTCTGGCATTCCAGCTCCAGCGGTAGATCAAGTATCCGTAGCTGTTGACAGCACAAACAATACTGTAACTGCCGTTTGGGCACCGCCAGCTGCCTATGACATAGATACCGTATACGTTTATGTTAGATGGACAGATCACTTACAGCCACTATTACCATACGAATGGAAGTACGTAGCAAAGGTATCTAGCACAACATATGCAACAGTTATCCCCACAACAGTTCAGCTAACAGATACCATATCTTTTACCCCTACTCGTGTAGAGATTGCTGTACAGGTGCCAACATATCCTAGAACAAGAAGTGCCGAAGCCGAGCTATTTAGTTCAGACCCAAAACCAGTTTAATGCTATAATAGAAGCACTATGTCAAAACTATCATTACCACAAAGAGGTCAGCCGATTGATCTAGCCTATATCTATGATATTGCTAAGACAGTTAACGATCTTGCATCCCAGGTATCTCCATCAACTTCTAAGACAGTAAGCATCGATACCGTAAGTGCTGGAACTCAAAACATCAAAGCCTCAGAGGCAAAGATTATTGGCGGATACATTGAGGTATATAACAATACTACTGTGTCTACTGGAAACGAAAAAAGTTTTGTTTATAACTTTGCTGACGATTACAAGTATGCACCAATTGTTACTGCAACTCCTGTAAACGTGGGAAATACCGCAGCAGGTAAAAATGTAACGGTAGTTATTAAATCAATCACAACCTCTAGAGTAGAGGGCTACATCACAGTCAATACCAGTGGTGAGGTAACTCTGGGAGTAAACCTAATCATCATTGGTGTTCCAAACTAAGAGGGTATAAATGTCTATCAAAAAGGGTAGCATTGAAAATGAGGGCTATAACCAAGCCCCGATAATTCCAGGTAATAAAAAGGTATGGTTCTTAAATGGGGACCTGGTACGAGTACACCACCTAAATAGATCTAATGGAATTATGTCTGTATACAACATTAATAAAGATCAGATTGAAAGCTGTCTTATTAGTGATTTTAAAAAGAATCGTGAAAAAGCTTACACAGTTGGAGAAACTGCAGAGTTAGTCAATCGCCACAAGAAGTACTTACCATCACTAATGAAACGAGGAATCATTCCGTTTCCAACTGGATCTCAAAAAGGTGGCGAAAGAGGCTGGCAGGTAAGAAGCTATTACTCAGAGTCGCAAGTTAGAGCAATCCGTGATATACTTGCTACCTACCACATTGGTAGGCCAAGACTAGATAAGCTTATAACTAACGATATAACTCCTTCAAAACAAGAGTTGACAAGGCGTATGGGCGATGGTATACTGACTTATACAAGAACAGAAGATGGCAGATTTATCCCGATTTGGGGCGAATCAATTTAAACAAGAGGTATGGGTATGGACGAGACAAAGGTAAACGTAGCACTAGGCTACACATTAAATCTAGGTAATTTTCAATCATTGCGTATTGACCTAGGCGTACAAGACTCCAAGCGAGATGGTGAGACCACAAGCGAAGCTTTTGATCGCATCTATGCGTTTGTTGAGGCTAAGCTTCACGACAAGATCAAAGAGAATCAAGAAGACTAATGGCTGTAGAACGCAAAGACCGAATGGCTTTGCTCTCTCGTTACAGCAAGCTACACACAGCTAGGTACGAGGAAAAGCCTTTATTGAATCTAAACGTAGAGCAGTGGGCTGCAGATGCACTCATTGAATCTTATGGTTTACCTTTTTGCTATGATCTGTTAGACTATTACTTTGAGGTAGCACAAAGCCCAGCATGGAAGTATTTTGCTAACTATGCAGATAAAATTATTGATGGTAGAAAAGACTACCAAAACGATCTAGAGGAAAGAGCTCAGCGACGAAAGTTGGCTCAGCAGTGGTTGAATGAATAATACAGAGTCTAAACTAATTTCAGCGGTCCTACAGGACAAGCAGATTCACGTATTGCTACAGGCAAACGTTGAAACTCTGCTACGTACTCACAACGATATCTGGACCTTTATTCGTAACTACGCAGAGAACAACAGTTCAGTTCCACCAATCGGCCTTGTTGTTGAAAAGTTTCGTGACTTTACTCCAGCCGATGGCATTGGTTCTACCAAGCACCACCTAGAAGAGTTGCAGGTAGAATACCTTAACGATAGCCTAAAGGACATTATTCGTGTTGCTGCAGGTGAGGTTCAGGCAGGCGAGGGTACAAAGGCACTTGAAGAGCTAATCACCAAAACCTCAGAGCTAAAGAAGAATACCTCCACCATACGTGACATTGATGCTACGGACCTTGAGTCTGCACTAGCATACTACGAAAATGTTCAGAAGCAAAAAGAACTAGGTCAGCTAGGAATCAAGACTGGCCTTGCTGGATTCGACAACTATCTTCCAGCTGGCATTATGCCTGGTCAGCTTGGTGTGTTCCTAGCTTACCCAGGTATTGGTAAGTCTTGGATGGCACTATACTTTGCTGTACAGGCATGGAAGTCTGGAAAGTCACCACTAGTAATCTCTCTTGAGATGAGTGAGACAGAGGTTCGTAACCGTGTGTTTACCATCATGGGGGAAGGCCTTTGGTCACACCGCAAGCTAAGTGACGGACAGATTGACCTAGATGACCTAAAGCGTTGGCACAAGAAGGATCTTGCTGGCAAGCCAGAATTCCACATCATCTCTAATGATTCTGGTGGAGAAGTTACTCCATCAGTTATTCGTGGAAAGATTGACCAGTATAAGCCAGACCTAATTATCGTAGACTATCTACAGCTAATGAGTCCTAACCAGAAGTCAGAGAACGAGACTGTTCGTATGAAGAACCTTTCTCGTGAGCTAAAGCTTCTGGCAATTGGTGAAGAGATTCCTATCATCTCAATCTCATCAGCGACCCCAGATGACGTTAACAAATTGGATACTGTTCCTACCCTAGGCCAGACCGCATGGTCCCGTCAGATCGCATATGACGCTGACTGGGTGCTAGCACTGGGCCGTGCAACAAACTCTGATATCATTGAATGCGTATTCCGTAAGAATCGTAATGGTTTTATGGGTGAGTTTATGGTACAGGCAGACTTTGATAAGGGCTGGTACAAGTACAAGGACTTTGAGGATAAATAATGAAACATAGCAAGTCAGTCTATACTCCAGAGCAAATCAAGCGTATCTTGGTTGGTTCGGGCGTAACCATTGAGAATGAGATTGATTCTGACTATATTATCTTTTGCCCTTACCACAACAACTATCGCTCACCAGCAGGCGAAGTAGATAAGTTTAATGGCACATTCTTTTGTTTCTCTTGTCAGAAAGTAGCAAGCCTTATTGAGTTTGTTATGCATAACTCTGCTCGCACCTACTTCGAATCAGTTCGTTTTATTAAGAGCAAAGAGCAAGAGGGCAACTTTGATCAGGACATTGCTAAGAAGCTTGTGGATAAGCCAGTATATGTTCAGTATGACCAAGTACTGATTAAGCGTTTAAATCAGCAAGCATTAGAATCTCCACGTGCAATGCGATATTATTCTGGTAGACTTATTACAGAAGATTCAGTAAAGAAGTTTGCACTAGGATTCTCTGAAAAGCAAGACATGGTAACTATTCCAGTTCATTCTCCAGACGGTATGGAGATTGGATTTGTAGGACGTTCTATCGAAGGCAAAGAGTTCAAGAATACTCCAGGGCTACCAAAGAGTAAAACTTTATTTAATCTTAACCGTGTAAAAACTGCAAACAAGGTTTATGTAGTGGAATCGTCTTTCGATGCTATTCGCCTAGACCAGTGTGGATTTCCAGCGGTAGCTACATTGGGTGCTAACGTATCCAATATACAAACAGACCTACTACAAAAATACTTCAATAACGTTATTGTTATTGCAGACAATGATGAAGCAGGCGGTAACATGAAAGACAAGATCGTAGAACGACTTGGATCTCGTGTATCCGTAATACAATTAGATAAACAATATAAGGATATTGGCGATATGTCAGACGAAGCAATCAAGAATCTTGATGAATCATTTGACAAATCTATTGCTAGTATGCTAAACTAATAAACCAAACAGATAAGGAATAATCATGAGTATAATCAGAGGGCTAAAAGATATCGGTGCAATTCTCGATAAGCCAAAGTATGAAAGCACAGGAGCAAAGGTCCGCTGGGTAAAGCTAGCAGATGGACAGTCAGCAAAGATTCGCTTTGTTGAAGAGCTGGATGCAGATTCAGCAAGCTATGCAGAGGCCCGTGGCCTATCTGTAGTAATTTCAGAGCACACCAATCCAAAGGATTACAAGCGTAAGGCCGCTTGTACTGTAGACTCAGAGGGTCGTTGCTTTGGTTGTGAGATGGCTCGCAAGGAGCCTAAGTCAGGTTGGCGTTCACGTCTACGCTTCTACTGCAACGTTATCGTAGATGACGGAACTGAGGATCCATACGTAGCCGTATGGTCACAGGGTATCTCAAAGCAGTCAGCGTTTAACAACATCCGTGAGTACGCACTAGACACTGGCAGCGTTTCAAACCTTGAGTGGAAGCTAAAGCGTAATGGCCAGGGAACTGAGACCAACTACACCTTGCTACCAAGCAAGCCAGATAGTGAGCCATTCAACTGGGGAACCTACGAGTTCCACAACCTAGAGAAGGTTGTTCGTGAAGTGCCTTACTCAGAGCAGGAGTCATTCTACTTCGGCTTTGATGGTGGAACTTCAATCACATCTACCAACACCGATTGGTAATAAGATAAGTTTGGTAGGGGTGGCAATTAGCTGCCCCTACTTTGCTTTACACGTCTTGACAACGTGTCAAAAATATGTCATAATTTTTACACATTAAAAAACAACATTAAGGATATTAATGAATTACGCAGGTCTCCACGTACACACACACTACAGTTTGTTTGATGGAATCGCAACTCCACAGGAATATGTGGACCGTGCAGTAGCACTGGGTATGCCAGCTATTGCAATTACTGACCACGGATCGCTATCTGGCCACCGTGAAATGTACCGTGCTGCCAAAGAGGCAGGCATTAAGCCAATCTTGGGCATTGAGGGGTACATCTGTAAGGATCGTCTTGATCACGAAGAAAAAGACAAGACTGACCTTCTTAACCTAAACTATAACCACTTAGTTATCCTAGCCAAGAACCAGCTTGGTCTAGAAAACTTAAACAAGCTTAACGAAATTGGTTGGACTGAGGGGTTCTACAAGAAGCCACGCATCGACTGGAAGATTCTAGCCGAGTACAAAGAGGGTCTAATTATTACCTCTGGATGCCTATCTGGCGTTCTTGCCAAAGCCATTGAGGCTGGAGAGTTGGCATATGCTAAAGAGCACATTAAGTGGTGTGCTGAGACATTCGGAGACAGCTACTACATTGAGGTAATGCCACACAACGGTGCAGAGGTTAACAAGATTCTTCTAGACCTAGCAGATGAGTTTAATATTAAGCCAATCACTACTCCAGACTGTCACCACTCAGGTCCAGAGCAGAAAGAGATTCAGGAATTTAAGCTTCTTCTAAACAGCCACGGTAACAAGGTTCAGAAGGACTCTACTTATGCTGAGTCTGCCGAGTATACAGACATGATGGAACGTCTAGATTACCTGTATGGCGAAGAACGTCCTATGTCCTTTAACAAGTTTGACATTCACCTACTTTCATATGACGAAATGAAGTCAGCCATGGAAGAACAGGGCATCACCCGTACAGATATCTATGAGAACACTATTGAGATTGTTAGTCTTATTGAAGATTATGATATCAAGGATCACCAAGACTTGCTTCCAGTTCAGTATCAAGACCCAGATGGAGAGCTCCTAGAGCTCGCTACAGAGGGCTTGAAGGCACGTGGCGTATATACAGACCAGTACATTGCACGTTTGGAAGAAGAACTTCAGGTAATTAAGGACAAGAACTTTGGCCCATACTTCCTAGTTGTACGCAACATGATTGCGTGGGCTAAGAAGGAAGACATTATGGTTGGTCCTGGTCGTGGTTCTGCTGCAGGCTCATTGCTTTGCTATGCCCTAGGGATTACAGACATTGATCCTATCGTTCATGGGTTGCTATTCTTCCGTTTCATCAACCCTGAGCGTAATGACTTCCCAGATATCGATACAGATATCCAGGACTCACGTCGTGAAGAAGTTAAGGACTACCTTGTACGTCAGTACCGCCACGTAGCATCTATTGCAACATTCCTATCCTTCAAGGACAAGGGTGTAGTTCGTGACGTTGCTCGTGTACTAAATATCCCACTACCAGATGTTAATAAGGTGCTTAAGCTTGTTGACACTTGGGACGAGTACTGTACATCTAAATCAACTGCTGAGTTCCGTGAGAAGTACCCAGAAGTTGAAATCTATGGTGAGCAGTTACGTGGTCGCATTCGTGGTACTGGTATTCACGCTGCAGGTGTTGTTACTGCTAAGGAACCCATCTTCCGCTTTGCACCAATGGAGACCCGTTCTGCAACGGGGTCCAAGGAACGTATTCCAGTAGTAGCAGTAGACATGACAGAGGCAGAGCGTATTGGTCTTATTAAGATTGACGCACTTGGTCTAAAGACCTTGTCTGTACTTCAGGACACTCTTAAGATTATTAA